AAGAAGCCCTGGACTGGCTACGAATTACTACAGCTGCAGTAGAAGCAGACGTAAAGCGCTTAGTAAAAGTGCCGATCAATACTAATCAACAGCTGGCACTGGCTAGCCTAGTATTTAATATCGGAACAGGCGCCTTTGCACGATCTACGTTACTAAGGTTATTAAATAGCGGCGCAGATAAGGCCGCCGTCGCAGCGCAATTTTTACGCTGGAATAGAGCAGGCGGCAAAGTATTACCAGGGCTAACAAAGCGTAGAAAAGCGGAAAGCGAATTATTTTTATCTTAATTTACTGAAATTCAGCTTATTTAATAATCTTGCCAGCTACAGGCAAGATTTTTTTTTGTTTGTATGATATTTTCTTCTATAAATTCGTACTGACAAACGACATCACTAACCTAAATTAACGGAACTATGGCCATTTTAACTGATCGCCAGGCTTACCTGCGCGAACTAGATCAAAAAATTAAGACATTACAATTTTTAGGCAAGCACCTAGACGACGCCAGAGTACGAATTGAATTTACCTATAGCTGCGGCAGCCGCGCTGTAGTAGATCAATCGCTGATCCCCTTTAACCTGGCTATGGAGCTGCGCGTACTTATTGGCGATAGCATTGACTACTATCAGCGCGTAATTGTAAACGTCAACACGATCCCCGATGAAATTGGCTAAATTTTTACTGGAATTATTTTTTTTAATTCTAGTATGCCTGCCAGTATTTTGCCTGGCCTATCTTACTATTGAATTATCTTTTTTTATTTATTACTTTAAAAAAAACCTAAACAAATGGAAAACTACAACCAGCCGGCGTTTCCGCCGCAAGTAGCGCAAGACAACCTGGGCCGCTTAATTGCCCCTATCCCTGGAATGACTAAGCTAGAGTATGCGGCAATACAACTACTGCCGTACTATTTAGAGCTAGATCAAAATAAGCAAATAAGGCACGAGGGCAAAAACGTAACGCCGTACCAAGCCGCTGTTTATGGAGCTTCTTTACTTTTTCAAGCACTAAATGAAAAGCAAAATGATACAGAAAATATACAGATCATTGAATAGCCATAAATTTTGGCTACTGATCATTACCCTATTTATGCTATGGCTTTCTAGCTACTGGAACTACTAACTAAATGGCAAACGACGTCCGCGAAATTACTGAACTATTAAAGAGCAGGCGATATGACGCTGCCAATAGGCCGCCAGCGCAAGCCCCTATTTTTACTATACAAGGTAAAGTAGTGGGCTGCCTGCAGTCTTATATTGTTTTTAGCGGCCTGCCAAAAGCTAGTAAAAGTACATTTGTTGGAGCAGCTGCAGCGTCGGCCTTAGTACCTGTTTTCCAATCGGTATGGGGTATGAAACTGCAGCTGCCTTATGACCGGCCCCGCATCGGTTATTTTGATACTGAAATGAGCAGCTTTGATTTTTACAGGCAAATGGATAAAATAATAAGCCTAGCTGAAAAAAAGAGCCTGCCCGATCATTTTGACGCTTATTCAATGCGCGAGGATATGCCAGCCAAAATACGCGCAATGATCGAACAGTATTTAATTGATAACAAGGACTGCAGCTGTCTTATCGTGGACGGCTTGCTAGATCTTTGCCTGGACTACAACGATCCGAAAGAAACCAGGCTAGTTACTAACTGGCTAAAACGGATTACAAAGCAGTACGATATTTTACTAATGGGCGTTTTGCACTTGGGTAAAGGCCAGGGCGAAACGCTGGGCCACCTGGGTAGCAATACCGATCGCTGGAGCCAATCTACAATGATAGTCGAAAAAAACAAAGACGCCGGCCAGTTCGTACTAAAGTCGAAATATCTACGTAGCGACGGCGACTTTGAGCCGGTCGCGATAATGAACTTTGACGGCCGCTGGAGCCAGGTACCTTACATTGAACAGATCGCACCAATACCAACAAAAAAGCCTAAAAAATGAAAGTTTTAATTGCTTGCGAAGAAAGTCAATCAGTTTGTATAGAATTTAGAAACAGAGGTCACATAGCTTATAGCTGCGACATTGTAGACTGTAGCGGGCCATATCCAGAATGGCATATTAAAGACGATGTTTTAAAATATTTAAACGATAGCTGGGATATGTTAATAGCGTTTCCACCTTGCACACATTTAGCTGTAAGTGGCGCAGCGTGGTTTGAAAAAAAAATTAAAGACGGAAGACAGCAACAAGCTATTGATTTTTTTATGAAAATGATAAATGCACCAATTCATAAAATAGCTGTAGAAAACCCAGTCGGAATAATGAGTAAAAAATACAAAAAACCTGACCAAATAATACAACCTTATTACTTTGGGGATACATTTCAAAAAACTACTTGTTTGTGGCTTAAAAACTTGCCTAAATTATTTCATAGCTCAAAAATTGATCTATTTAATAAAAAAATTACTCACGTAGATAAAGGAGATTTTTTTGTTTGGAAAGATGGAAAAACTGGAAAAATAAAAAGACAGCCACTCTGGTTTAAAAATGCTTGGTCTTTATCTACAACTGAAAGACAAAAAATTCGATCAAAAACATTTCCAGGAATTGCAAAAGCTATGGCCGAACAATGGGGATAAAAAAATAACCTGGGAACAGAGGTAACTGAACAGCAATAACTATGGAACAGAAAAACAACAGCGGCAGCCTTTACAAAAACAGAAAGGAAAAGCCTACGCAGCCCGACTACAACGGTACGGCCACTATTGACGGAAAACAGTACCGAATGAGCGGCTGGGTAAACAAAAGCAAGGCCGGCACTAATTATTTGCGCGTCCTGTTTACAGAACAACAGCCGCAGGATCTAAACGCTACAGCTGGCCAGGCTACAATGCCAATGCAGCCACAAAGCAGCCAGCAAAACATTGATAGCGTAATTTTAGACGATTTACCGTTTTAAAAAAAAAGCGCCGGGAGTAAACTCGACCGGCGCGGACAAACGACTACGGAACTGGCCGCAAGTCACCTGTATTCACTGCTAAAATAGTACAAAATGAACAAAAAGCTAGAAACTGCGATAGTTTTTTTTAAGCCTGGCACCAAAAGGCCCCGGAAATATCGAAACATCACTAATAGGCTCAAATTTGGCCAATTTTGCGCCAGTTCGGGCGCCTGGTACATAAACTGGTACGACAAGGAAAGCGCGAAATTTGAGGGCCGTACGTGGCTAATACGCGATTTTGAAAAAAAGTAGGTAAATTCGATCTACATAAGCAGACAGGGTTGGTTTAGGAAAAGGCCCGGCGTTTCTACGTCGGGCCTTACTTTTTACCCTTGCTGTACTGTTACTTTAATTAAATAAAGGTGAATACAGGTAACAATGTGTATATTTTTATCCTAAAATTTTCAGTTAATATCAATTTTTTTCACTAAATTCGCCACAGACCGCGTTAGCGGCCCTACAAAGCCGCACGCGGGCTGGGCGAAAAGTTACAAAACTGAACAAAATTTGAAATAGATTTTTTTTATTCGTTTTTCAGTTTTATTTTCGGTAACGACAAACGACAAGGGATCTAAAAGGCCGCAGCACAATGTAAATGCGGAATATCTTACTACTGGTAGGCGGCGCAGCTGCACTGTTTTTTTTATCACGTTATCGCTTCGGCCAAAAAGCCGTTTTCACGCTTCGCGGGCTTCGTCCTGGCGGCACACTGTTTGCCCCAGTATTTAACGTGGATCTTGCAGTAGCCAATCCAACTAACCAGGCAATAATTGTAAAGTCAATTACTGGAACTATAAACGTACAGGGATCAGCTGTAGCAAATGTATCGGCGTTTGGCGATCAGCGCGTAGCCGCTAACAGCGAAAGTATTTTGAAGCTGCAGGCCCGGCCTAGCGCTATAGGGGTATTTGAAACAGTGCGCGAGCTACTAACTAGGCCTGTAGGATCTACCAGCGTAAGTTTTACAGGAACGGCAAACGTGGACGGCCTGGTAGTGCCTGTTAGTGAAAGTAAAATGATTTAAGGAATGGACGCAACTACTTTAATGGGTAGGCTGGGGCCGTTTCAAAATAGGCGCGAAATGCTGTCGGCAGATCAAAGCACCGGCGATATTATTGACGCCATACTGGAAGCGCACCGCAGACACGCTGGCGACTACAGTAAAATAAGTTCTTTCTTTAACGCAGGATCAAAACGAGAAACAGCGCGCAAAATTTTTAATTTTCTTAAAAAGAATGTGCGATACGTTATTGAGCCAGGTACAAAGCAGACGGTAAAAAGCCCTGCAGCTATACTAGCAACCGGGTACGGCGACTGTAAACATTATAGTTTGTTTGCTGGCGGCGTTTTACAAAATTTAGGCATACCGTTTGCCTACCGTTTTGCGAGCTACAAAATTTTTGATAAGCAGCCGCAACACGTTTTTGTAGTGGTAAACCCTGGAACGAGTAATGAAATTTGGATTGATCCAGTAGTCGGCGACTTTGACTATAAAAAACCGTACACATACGCAACCGATAAAAAAATGGCACTATACAGTATATCAGGAATTGGCGCGACAGCGCAACAAAAGGCAGCCCTAAAAGCTGCTAAAGCAGCAAAGAAAGCGGCGCCGACAAAAGCGGCGAAACAAGCAGCCCAAACAACCGTAAAGGCTGCCCGCAAAGCTGCAGGCCGCACCACTGGCCAGGTACTTAAAAAGGGAGCTAAAGTAGTTTTGAAAGTAGCGGCGGCCCCGGTACGTAATTCGTTTCTGTTACTTGTTAAATTGAATTTTGCCGGACTAGCGACTAAACTAGCCGCAGCCTGGCAAAAAGCACCTAGCAAGCTGCAAAACTTTTGGGAAAGCGCCGGCGGCCAGATCAATGCACTAAAGAAAGCCTGGGAAGCCGGATCAAAGAAAAAAAGAATTTTTGGCGACGGTATTGGCGTAGCGCCTGCAGCCCCGGCCGCAGCCGCAGCGACCGCAGCACCTTTGCTAATTAAGGTGGCTGACTTTCTTAAAAAAATAGGCATAGAGCCTGACGAGCTGGTACAGGTAGGCAAAGACGCACTAAATAAAAGAGCGCAAGAGCTGGCAAAAAAGACACTGGAGCCAAAAGCGGCCAGCGAAGCTGTTAACATAGACATAGCAGATCAAGTTTTTGAGCAGCCTAGCGAAATGGAGCCAATTACTGAAATGGCACCAGCGCCAACTACTGCGACCAAAAAACCTAATTTTTTACCCTTACTGATCGGCGGCGCTGCCGTTCTGTATTTTGTAACTAGAAAAAAATAAAATGACAGCAAAGCAAAGAGCAGCAAGAGCAAAATTTAAAGCGGTAGTAAAAGAAGCTCAAAAGCTAAGAAAGAAAAACCCTAAGCTAACGCAAGCGCAAGCTGTAAAGCAAGCCTGGGCGATTAGCTATAGCAAACAAAGAGCTGGGGTAGGCGCTGTAAAAAAGAAAGCAGCACCAAAAAAGAAAGCTGCAACTAAAGTAAAAGCTAAAAAAAGAGCTGCTACTGAAATGCATACAGATACTAAAAGCCATAACGTAAACATTCGCGTTGTTAGTGGTTTACCACGTGCAAAAAAATTTATTAAAATACCTTCTAAACAAAAAACTTGGTTTAGATATTATGTTAATGGTTTTTATGGTAAAAAAGGAGTTCAATCTTCTGCGTTAAAAAATAATGGTTTTACAAGAGCAGAACTGAATAGAAGATTAAATATGTTTTTCAAAATACAGCACGAAAAAGGTATTGATAGCTGGAATGGCGGCGATAGTGTAGATAGAGAAAGGTTCAGAGATATGTTTTTAATGGATCAAGTTAAAAAGGGTGTAACTATTTACTAATGTATCAAATTTTGCCCTATACAATAGCGCAGGCCAGGCGACTTAACGTAAAGATCCGGCCTAGCACTAGAAAAGGCAAAAAACTGGACGTGTATGATAAAGAGGGGAATTTTTTAACAAGTGTGGGCGCTAAAGGCTACCTGGACTATCCGACATACAGAAAGTTATTCGGAAAGACGGTAGCCGATCAGCGGCGGCGC